TGCCCGGCAGGGCCGGGACTGGGAAGAAGCCCTGCGGCAGCGGGCCAAGGAAGTCGCGCTCATGCAGGAACTGGGGCTGACGCCGGCGCAGGCCCAGCCAACGGAACCGAAGGAGACCAACGACGATGAAATCGACGAGTCGGAAGCCCAACGGGCAGCCGCATGATTCGGGTGTGCCCAGCCTGCTCAACCTGGCCGCAACCGCGACGATTGAGCTAGCCGCCGGCGGCGCCGATGCCGACAAGGCGCTGCCGCGCTTCCGCATGGTCGCCTACACCGGCGCGCCGATGCGCGTCGCCGGCTGGCGATACCCGGTCGTCATCGACCTCGCTGGCCTGTCGATCCCGTCGCAGTCCCGGCCGATCCGCTTCGCCCATGACCCACTTGCCGGGGTGGGGCACACCGATGCCATCCGCATCGAGGAGGGCCAGCTCACGGCAACGGGCGTAGTCTCCCGCGACACGCCGGCGGCCCGCGAGGTGGTGACCTCGGCCAAGAACGGCTTCCCCTGGCAGGCATCGATCGGGGCGTCGGTCGAGGAGTTCGAGTTCGTCAAGGAGAACCAGCAGGTGCTGGTCAACGGCCGCACCTTCACCGGCCCGCTGAACGTCGTCCGCAAGGCCACGCTCGGCGAGATCAGCTTCGTCGACCTTGGGGCCGACGGGAACACCTCGGCCACTGTTGCCGCGTCTCAATCACCACATCAGGGAGTGATTATGTCTGACATCAATACCAGTCACGACACTGAACAATCGCCTGCTACTCAGGCGATCCTGCGGGCAAAAGCAGAGCGTCAGCGAATCGATACAATCCGCGCGCTCGTCGAGGAGGCGGCCAGCAATCGATACGCGGATATCGATGCCCTCGAAAAGATCGCCGCTCAAGCGGAATCCGAGGGTTGGGACGCCCAGCGGACCGAGCTAGCGATCCTGCGAGTGACTCGCCCACGAGCACCGATCGCACGGGATCAGCGCGACCGACCAAGCCAGCAGGTACTAGAGGCGGCCCTCTGCATGGCTGCTGGCATCAGTGATGAGACACTCGCCCGCGATCGCGACTACGGCGAGCAGGTCGTATCGGCGGCCTGGCAGTACCGACGCCGAGGGCTTCGTGGGATTCTTGCTCTCGCGCTGGAGGCTGGCGGGATTCGTGTCCCTCACGGTGGGCGCGAGTTCTACGAGACTCTGGTCACGCACCAGCGCATCGAGGCCGCTGGGTTCTCGACGGTTAACCTGCCGGGTCTCCTCGGTGCTGTCGCCAACAAGATGCTACTCGATGCGTTCGAGTCGGCCCCTGGCACCTACGAGCAGATTGCCGCCCAGGAGGACTTCAGCAATTTCCATGCTCACCAAATCTACCGGCTTGATGCTACCGGTGACTTCGCGAAAGTCGCCGACGGCGGCGAGATCAAGCACGGCTCTCTCTCTGAGACCGAGTACACCAACAAGCTCGACACCTACGGCATGATGCTGACGCTCACTCGCCAGCAGATCATCAATGACGAGCTGTCGGCATTTCGCTCGCTGGTGGGTCAGTTGGGCCGCCGTGCGAAGACGGCGATCGAGCGAGCGCTCTACGCCGTCGTGATGGAGGCCACGGATACGTTTTACACGGCTGCCCGGGGCAATCGGCTGACCAACGCGGCTCTCAGCATCACGTCGCTTGGCTCAGCACGAGCTGCTCTGGCCAAGATGCAGGATGCTAACGGAGACCCACTCGCAACAGCTGGTCGGTATCTGCTGGTGCCTACGGAACTGGAGCCGCTGGCATTGCAAATTTACACTTCAACTACGCTCAACGAGACGACAACAACCGACAAGCCGCGGCCGGTCGCGAACCCCTACGTCAACCGCTACGAGCCGGTCAGCAGCCCGTACCTCTCGACAGGGGCGGGTAATGGCCAGTCCCCCACGACCTGGTATCTCCTGGCGGACCCCGACGTGCTGCCCGCATTCCAGGTGGCCTACTTGGACGGCCGGCGTCAGCCGGTAATCGAGACAGCGGACGCTGAGTTCAACACGCTTGGGATGAGCATGCGCGCATACTGGGACTTCGGGGTCGCTCGCATCGACCATCGCGGGGTAGTCAAGGCAACCGCATAACGGAGGGTAATACATGTCACAGGTAATCTTCAACCACGACGGTGATACCATCGACCATATCCCGACGGCCGATGTGGCGGCCGGCGCGGTGGTCGTCCAGGGCGAGCTGGTCGGGGTCGCCAAGCAGCCGATCAAGGCCGGCAAGCTCGGAGCGCTTTCTGTCGTTGGCGTATTCGATTTCCCGGTCACGTCGCTGACTGGCTGGGCCGTGGGCGATCTGGCCTACTGGGACAACACCAACAAGGTCGCCACCAAGACCCAGACCGGCAACAAGCTGCTGGGCAAGGCAGTGCTGGTGGACTCGCGGCCGGGCAGCCCGTATGTCCGTGTCCGGCTCAGCCAGTGAGGACACTATGCTCGACCTGCTCCGCGCCGGCTCCGACTGGCTGGCTGACCAGCTCAAGGAACACGCCTCGCGGCAGGTCGTCTACCGCCGCGGCGCGCTACAGGTCGCGGTGCAGGCCACGGTCGGGCGGACGCTCTTGAAGCTCGACGACGGCTACGGCGGCGTGCGGATGGAGTGGACCGACCGCGACTTCCTGATCCACGCCGCCGACCTGGTGCTCGGCGGCAACGCGGTCCTACCGGAGCGGGGAGACGTGATCCGCGAGACGCAGGGCGGCAGGACGTTCGTGTACGAGGTGATGGCCCCGGGCAAGGAGCCCGAGTGGCGGTGGTCGGACGTGTTCCGCAAGGTCCTGCGGATTCACACCAAGCAAGTGGGAGTCGAGTGATGCTCGAACTGATGCGACAACTCCTCGGGTTACACCGCCAGGATCCGGCTGGGTTCCGCGAGATCCTGCCGGTTCTCAAGGCGATCCTGCACTCCGACGCCCTGACCGAGATCGTGCGTGCCACGCAGTCCCCGGTCGACGACCTGGTGCTGCGGGTGTTGCGTGCCCTGGTGTCACCGGAGTAGTGAGCTGTGCCTGCGACCATCGTTGCCATTGCTGACGCCGTCGTCGCTGAGCTGAATGGGACCACGTTCAGCCAGTCGTTCGTAGCTGTGCGTCACTACCAGCCAGTCTTCGAGCTCTCGGAGATGACCGAGCTCCGCGTCAGCGTGGTGCCGCGATCGGTGGTGAGCAAGGGGCTCGACCGCAACCGCGATAGCTTCGATTACCTGATCGACGTGGCGGTGCAGCAGAAAATCGACCCGACGCCGGGGAATCTCGATGCGCTCATGGAACTGGTGGAGGAGATCGCAGACCACTTCCGGTCGGAGCCGCTGGCCGGCTTCCCGCAGGCCCGCTGCACCGAAGTGGCCAACGAGCCGGTCTACGCGATGGAGCACTTGGATGAGTTTCGCCAGTTCACCAGCGTCCTCACGCTGACCTACCGCGTGTGGAGGTGAGCCGTGATCACGATGACCTTCCAGGCAGCGAAAGGCGGCTTCTTCGACCGGGAGAAGGTCAAGAACGCGGTCGATGCCGGCACGCGGCGGGTGCTGTCGAAGTTCGGCGCGTTCGTCCGGCAGCGGGCCAAGACGTCGATTCGCAAGCGCAAAGGGACGAGCCCGCCGGGCTCGCCGCCCTATTCGCATGTGGGCCTGTTGCGGAAGTTTATCCTGTTCGCCTACGACCCGCAGCGCAAGAGCGTGGTCATCGGGCCGACCCTGATCCGCGCAGGATCGGAGGCCCCGCGACTGCTCGAATACGGCGGCGAGGCGGTCCGCCGCACCAAGACCAAGACACGCCGGCTCCGCTACCGCCCCCGGCCGTTCATGCGGCCGGCGTTCGAGGCCGAGAAGCCGCAACTGCCGGCCTTGTGGAAGAACTCGGTTCGCTGAGGAGACACGCTCATGGCAATCAAACTCGGGCTTGATGCCAAGCTCTACCGCAACACCGGCACGTTCGCCTCGCCCGTCTGGAACGAGATCGGCAACGTCAAGGACGTGACCCTGAACCTGGAAGCGGGCGAGGCCGACGTGACCACGCGCGGCAACGCCGGCTGGCGGGCCACGGTCGCCACGCTAAAAGACGCATCCATCGAGTTCGAGATGGTCTGGGACACGGCCGACGACGACTTCGCCGCCATCCGCGACACGTTTCTCAACCGCGGCGCTATCGAATTCGCGGTCATGGACGGTCCTATGACCGTGTCCGGCTCACAAGGCCTGCGGGCGACCTGCATGGTCACCAACTTCAGCCGCAACGAGTCGCTCGAAGAGGCCATCACCGTCAGCGTCACGGTCAAGCCGACATTCTCCGTCAACCCGCCCACCTGGGTCGTCGTCCCCTGATCACCACCCGAGGAGCCACCATGCGTTCGCTTCTGTCTTCCGTCCTGGTCATCGCCCTCGCGCCGGTCGCGGCCCACGCCGACACGATCCGCATCACGGGCGAGACGAAGTACAAGCCGCATTCGCTCGTCCGGCTCAAGGCCGAGGGCGTCGATGCCAAGGCCGCGATCTTGTGGCGAATCCATCCGTCCAAAGACGTTCAACGGGCGACCTCGCCGCGCGGTGTCCTGGAGTTCGTTGCCCACCCCGGCACCTACGAGGTCGAACTGCTGGTCATCACCAACACCGACGGGGTGCTGGCGGTCGAAGAGGCCCGCGTCAGCGTCACCATCGAGTCTTGCACGCCGGTGCCGCCCAAGCCCGACCCCAAGCCCCCGGAGGGCGGCAAGCTCGACCCGGTCAATGCCCTGGGCCGCATCCGCTTCGGGAACGCCGGCTGCACCGCGACCGTGATTGGCCCGCGGCGGCCTGACGGCCGCTGGGACGTGCTCACCGCCGCCCATTGCGTCAGTGGCGTGGGGGCACGCGGCACGCTCACGCTCAAGGACGGCCGGACGCTGGGCCTGCGGGTGGTCGCCCATCACAAGGCGCCTGATGTGGCCTGGTGCGTCACCGACGACGAGGTCAAGGACCTGCCCTACGCCCTGATCGCTGCCAAGAACCCCGAGCCCGGCACAGCCATCTGGCACATGGGCTTCGGCGTGGACAAGCCTGGCAACCGCGAGGACGGCATCGTCGCCGAGAGCGAGAACGCCCAGGGGCAGCTCCGGATGATCCTGAGCGTATCGTCCGGCGATTCCGGCGGCGGCATCTTCCGGGCCGACACGAATGAGCTGGTGTCGGTCGTCTGCTGCACCAGCGGCATGGCTCAGCGAGTCTCGATGTGGGGATGCTCGGCCGAGGTCGCCCGCCGTACCAGGCCCAGAGCGACAGACGATGCCGACGAGACGTGGGTGCCGGTCCCGATTCCGATCCGCAAGTATGGCGACGGTACACGCATCGGCGCGGGCGATGAGTGGAAGCCTGTCCCGATCCCGATCCGTACCATGAGTTCCGCAACGAAATGAGGTCCCCTCCTTATGCATAGCTTCGTCGATAATGCCGGGCGGACCTGGACGGTGGCGATCAACGTGGCCGCCGTCAAGCGCGTGCGCGGCCTGCTCAACGTCGATCTGTATAAGCTCGTCGACGACGGCTTCCGGCCGCTGGGCGAATTGGTGTCCGACCCGGTGCGACTGGCCGACGTGCTGTACTGCCTGTGCAAGGACGAGGCCGACGCCCGCCACGTCAGCGACGAGGACTTCGGCCGAGCGCTGTACGGCGACGCGATCACACTGGCGGCCGACGCCTTCGTTGAGGAGTTGATCGATTTTTTCCCCGACGCCCGGACGCGGGCGAGCCTGACCAAGGTGCTGGCGGCCGGGCGGAAGGTGCGGGACAGGCTGCTGGATCACGCGGAGAAGGTCCTCGGCCAGCTCGACACGGAGGCGGAAGCGCAGAAATTGATCGCATCGTTTGGGAGCTCGCCGGTGTCCTCGGGATCGACCCCGGCCCATTCACCCTCCGCGAACTCCTGACGATGGCCGAGGCCCGCAGCCGCGAGCGCTGGGCGCACACGTCAGCCTTGTTGGCGCTGACCGCCAACGCCCACCGCGATCCGAAGAAGACCCGCCCGTTCCAACCGGCTGACTTCGACCCGCACCGCCGAGGCAAGGAGCCGGTCGCGACGAAGGTTGGCATCGCGGCGCTGAAGCAAGTGTTCGTGGACCGGCCGCAACCGAGGACGTGACATGGTTTCCGCTCAGGGAATTCGTGCCGGCGCCGCCTACGTCGAACTGTCCGTCAAGGACAGCCGGCTCGTCAAGGGTCTTGACGCGGCCGCCAAAAAGCTCAAGGCGTTCGGCGCGAGTGTGGCCGGCCTGGGGTTGCGGCTGGCCGCGTTCAGAGGCGTGGTCGGGGCGAACGCCCTCCCGTCGCTCGTTCCGGCCATGGAAACGCTGAATGAGCAGGCCAAGCTCGCCAGCGTCGCCGACGCGTTCGGGCTGACCGCCGAGAAGGCGTCCCGGCTGTTCGGCCTGATGCGGGCCGTC